AGAATCAGGAAATGATAAAATTAAACTCATCAATCCCTTTGCTTTTAAACTCAAATCTTTTCTTTTCAATATTTCGTTTGAAATGATTGAATAGTTTCCTGTTTTCTGAATTCTTTTTATTTCCATTTATATTGATTTTAAAATTTGTTCAATAAGTTCTGATGGAACTTTGCTTCTTTCATAATTGTTTTTTCTTCCTTGAGTTCCTGTTCTTGATCCTCGTGGAGCAGATTCATGATGACAATTTATATTTCCATTAAAACAAATTGATTTTGGATTCCAACCATCTTGATTGAAAATATTATATATGTGATTGCTCCATATGTCTGTTGGCTTCATTCTATTATCTCCATATGAACAATATGTTATTGTTGTTCTTGGTATTCCTTCCATAAATCTTTGTTTTCTCAGCATTCCCCTTGGATTCTCAATAAAATATTTACAATTAAAATGTTTTATTATTTTCAAAGTGTTAAGAACTAATTTATCGCTTTTAATTGCAAATTCTGAAGTTGGTTTTCCATCTTTTCTATGGTGAGAAACTGCAGCAATTGAATAAGTTGTGCATGGAGGACTTGACCAAATTACATCAGGAATAAAAGGAATATCTTCTGGAGTTATAAATTCAATATCTTTAACTAAATCAATACCTTCAAAATTTTTAACATCAACAGAAAAAACTTCATAACCCATTTCTTCAGCAACTTTTCCAACCGAGCGGCTTCCCGCAAATAATTCCAAAACTTTCATTATTCAAATATTGATAATTGCCCAACACCTCCAAACATGATTGTTTGATTTTCAAGTGCGTTTAATATTTCAACTTGAGATGCAATTCTTTGTTTCAAACTTATATTGTTTTCCTCCAATTCCTTAAGATTTGCAGCAACATAATATCCTTTTGAATTGGAACAAAGCCCAGATAATAAATTATTAACTCTAATAAAGTGAATGATTTTTCTTAACCTCACTCCAATAATTCCCATCTTTTCACAAATAACACTGGATTTCACTGCATTTGCTTTTCCTTTTCTTGCACCAATTCCCCTTACAACATCAGGAACAATTTTAAGTTCCTGATCTGTAAGTTCTTCCGTTAGTTTTTCAAATCCTTTTAACATAATTAAAACGGCATATTATCAGATTCCTCAACCTTTACTGAATCTATCAATGCTATTTCCCAAGCCGAAATATTATGATAATATCTTCCATTATATTCTTTTGAACTAACATTCAATTTTACTTCAATTTCTGCTCCATTCTTTAAATTTTGGATCTGTTCAATCTTTTCTCCAAATGTATCAATGCAAATCTCATTGTTAAATTCCGCTCCCGTATCTAAAACGAAACTTTGTTTTTGCCAATTCTTTCCTGCTTTTGAAACTCCCTTTTGTAATTCCAAAATTTTAACTAATTTTCCCGTAATTTTCATATTTATTTAATTTATTTAAGTTATCTCTCAATTTTTTTGTTCTTATAATATCATCCAATTCATCAATTGGAAATCTCATATCTATTTTTAACTTTTGCCATTCTCTGTAATCCGCATAATATAAGAATGAAATCCATTCTTTTCTTATTTCTTTATAATGTTCAACTTCAAATTCAAATTTTCTGCAATGATGAATACTTGTTGCATGATGTGCTCCAACAATATATTCTTTCATTCTAAGATGTTTAATATTACAATGATTCCAAAGATAATAAATAAAAAATCTTCTTGCAATCATTACATTTCTTTTCCTTGTTTCCATAAGAACAATTTCATGTTCCTCACAATCGTACATTTTAGCAAGAACAAATCTTGCAATTTCAATATTTACTTTCATTTAATATAATATTTGTTGTATTTCTGGTTTTAGAGTTCGTTTTTCACACAATACAGAACACTTTCTACATTTTGAATATGATTTTATAGGTTTTGGAATAAAGTTCTTTAAATCGTTTCTAAATCGTTTTAATCTATCCCGATAACTTTCAATTGTTTCTTTTGTTGGCTCAATCATTATGAATTTGCACCATCCACTTTTGCCAAAAATAAGATAAAAGAACGGCAAATATATTCCATGTTCTTGATAATACATTTCAATATAGTGAATTGATTGAGTAAAATCTTTATAAATTTCTCCAGTGCTTTCATCAACTATATTTCCCCAAGCATAAGGATTCCATTTGCAATTTTCATCTTCTTTCATTGCTGTATATTTCAAATCCATTATTGCAAGCTCTCCTTTATATTTAATTAAAGCATCAGGATGCCCAATCAATTCATCTGTTTCCCATTCTGGTTGTACATCAATCAATTCAATTTCCAAGTCATTCATCATTTCCTTTGATTTCTCAGAAAGTGCAAGAAGATCTGTTTCCCTTTTCAATGGTTTTCCAGTCTTTCCTTTTGGTATTTCATAAACTTCTCCCCCCCTACTCATTCCAATAACATTTTGTTCAAAAACTAAGCCATCCAACATTGCAGCAGATGGGATTGTTCTAAAACCATTTAAATAAGTTTCCTCCCATTTTATTTTACAATATGTTTTATCGTAAAAATCCCGAATCATTGATTGGCTAATTTTTAATTTCATCTTGCTTTTCTTTCCATTCTTTAAAGCTCATTGGTTTTTCTTTTAATATAGTTCTAATAGCAAAATAATATTCTGCATAATCTTGAACTTCTTTTATAGTTATTTTACAATCCACAATATCCACTATCACATTCATTAAAATCTTCATCAAATAAACTCATTTGAGTAAGTGAATTTTTTATTTGTTGATATGTCGGCCCTGTTCCATTTTTCCAAGATGCGGAAAGATTGTATGATTCAATTGCTTTATTTTCCTTATCAATAAACCAATCAAATTTGTTTGAGTGATTATTGCTCATGTGTTTCAAGAGCATAGGAGATCTGTGGAAACAACCAACACAATTATTCATATATGCAAATTTAACAGGTTTTTCTTCCCAATAAACCTCAATATTATCTTTGTAAATGTTATCTTCTATTAAAGGAAATACAGGTATTTGATATGGAATTGTTTTCCATTTATTGTTTCCATTCTTATGTTTTCCGAAAATTATTTTTGCTTCCATTATTCCATCCTTGTTTAATTTTTTTATCATTGTTGAAGCCCTTCTTGTTTCATTTGCTCTAAAACCAATCCTTGTTTCAACTATTTCCGAAATATTTTCATTTAACCATTTAGCCATTGGAATAATTTTCAATTCTGATGTGCAAATTCTTCTCATTACATTCGGAACAAAATGTACAATTTTTCCATTTTTTTTCTGTCTAATTATAATATCTTCAAAATCTTTTTCATTTATCCAAGTTATTTCCTTGCCAATAAATTGTTCCAAATCTAAAATAGTATGTATTATATCATCCATCTCTAAAGTTCCAATAAACTCTCTTCCAATTTTATCTGAAACAATTTGTCTTAATTTTTTATCGGGAAACAAACAATTTTCATCTCTTGTAGTTATTAAAGAAAACATATTTATATCCGCAGGATAATTTGCAGCAATATAACTTGAAGTTTTACCTCCACTTATTGAATTAACTGTTATCATCTTGCTTTTGTCTTTGCTTTCTCTTGGAAATCCATTTCATCTTTACCATGAGTATTCGTTAAACCCATTGTTTTGATAATAACCCGAGCCAAAGCCCTTTTCTCAGCAATTTCAACTGGAAATTTTTGAATGCAATTTGATGTTGTAGCACTTGCAAATGTTTCTGTTTTCTTTACTCCATCCTGAAATGATGTTGCTTTAATTATAACATTTCCAACTTCATGAGATATGATTTCAAAACAAACATCAATCTTGTTATTCCATTGAATTTGTTCAATTCCTGATCTTGTTATAATTGTGAAACCTCTTTTATCTGTATAAACATCATCTTTTGTTAATGAATTATCTTTATATAAAACCCTTAAAATTTCATTTTTATTCATTGATCCATTGAGTTGATTCCGCTCCAAAATAAAGGAACGAAAATGTTAATATTATAACTATTGCGCAAGCAGTTAAAAACCAAAATAAATTTTTAATATCGTAAGTTTCAACCTCTTCAATATTATATTTTTTATGTGAATTAAATTTAATAAAGTTTGTTAAATCTTTTGCATTTCGGTATTGAAAAAATCCCGTTTCTTTGTTTGTTATTTTATACATTTTATTTCTTTTTAATTAGTATTGAGTAAAGGAATCCAATAAGGAATCCTGCTATTGTATATAATATTTTTATTTCATCAGTTGTTTCCATTTTTTAATATTTTTTATAAATATTTGATTCGTTTCCACAATAATCAATTCTTGAAACAATTATGTGAGATGCGAAATTTCCTCCAAATTTTGCTGTTTTGTCAAATTCTTTTTTGAAAATTGATTTTGCTTTTCTTTCTGTTTCTGCTTCAATAATACCAACAAGAGAAAGATTTGTTTCTTTGTAATCTCCAAAACCATATTCTGCTGTATTGTTTGAGATTGTTGTTTGAGATAATACTTTGAATTTCATAATTTTAATTTTTTTGTTTTTAATTCGTTAAACTTGTTGTAAATATACAACACTTTTTAACAATACCGAACTTTTTTTAAATTATTTTTTAACCTAGCAAATCAATGTTTTTTGTGTTTTTAGCTATGTTAATAAGTGAAATTTTAGTCAATTTTTCGTCAATTGATGTGCCACTTTGGTATTTTTATCGTAAAAAAAAGAGAAACTGATTCCCCTTTATAAAATCAGCCCCTCTTTCTAACTAAAAAACACTTTTTATTTTTGCAATATTATACAATTATTTTAAATATAGTTTCTTTTTTATGTGTTTTCTCTAAACTTTTGGTATTATAGGAAGCCAACTCCATATCTATATCATAACCATCCCAACCATCAACATCTTGTAAATCTATCCTTACATCTTGCCTCCCATCATTTGTAAAGATATAAATGTTTTGAGCAGCTCTTCCAGAAAGATTTAATGCTTTTTCGCTGTAAGAATTACTACCAACAAGACTCGCCGATCTCGCTATATTATCCCGAATCATAGTTTCATGTAAATGCCCACATATAATGAAATCAATTATAACTCCTTTTGAACTGTATTTTGAAATAACTTTCCCAACTTGATTGGAATCCATTTTACCAAGTTGATGCCCATGAATAACAAGCATATTTTTCCCGTTAATATTAACTACTACTTCCAAAGCATCCCCTCTTATAAATTCAATATCTGGAAGTAATAATCTCAATATTTCAAATATTGTGAAATCATAATTATCACTTGCAACAATATCAACCCATCCACAAAATTCCGTTATTCTTGATTCATTTCCAGTAACACAACAAACCCGAACATTCGCTTGTTCCTGTAAATCCAAAATAAAATGTTTTAATAAATGAACAGCAAGAAAAGTTGCCTTTGATCTGTTTGTAGCCATCGCCAATTTTTCATCAAGCCGTCGATCGCTGTTCATCAAATCCCCCGTTATTGCAACTAAAAATGAACTTGCGTTATGCAGTTCCGCATATTGTTTAATATAGTAAGCAAATTTTTGCAACCTTTTGGAAGCAATTTTGAAATCATATTTATTTGATTCACCCAAATCAACCAATTCGTTAAAATGAGTATCAGCAACCTGCACAACTACAACTGATTCGGAATCTTTCTTTTGTTCAACCAATTCAACATTGATTGAATTCTCTTTTAATACTTTAATCAATTCCTTGTTGTATTCTTCCAATGCATTTTCTTGCCTTGCATATTCTCTAAAGGATTTGTTTGCTATACGATTTAAATCTTGGGCTTTTTGTTTTTGTTTTGAAAGCTTTACATTGTATTGAACAATATCTTTGTCTGCAATTAACCAATGAACTATTGCTTTAATTTGTTTTCTCAAATAGTCTACTTGGACTTCAAGACAGTATTTGTCTATCAGGTGCCTTGAAATCTCATTGTAGTTATTTCCGCTATTAAATAAATCAAGTATCTCATCCTGATATATAAGATATTTGTTATTTTTCAAAACTATTTTTTATTGTTAATATCAGCAATTCCCTGCCCTAAAACTAAAGTTAGAAGTGCGTAAAATAAATTTGTTGCTGTTGTTTCATCTACTCCTAAGTTTGTCATTATTAAAGGAATAATAACTGAACTTATTGCATAAATAAATTTCTTACTTGTAAAAATTCCTTTCACAAATAAAGCGTTAAACCAATTTTTCATTTTTTTAAATTTTAATTTTCAGCGGTATTTCAGCTCCACTGGTTAGCTGTTTAATATATCCAAATCTTTGGAGATTTTTTTGTTTTATCAATGTCAATATGCACGAAATTCCCTTTTGATTTCCCAGCTAATCCAACTCTAAATGGAAGTTTTAATTCATGTGTTAATTCCATTGCATAAAAAACAAACTTTGCTCTTTTTTGTGAATCACTTAAAGCAATATCAGAAGCCAAACCTTTCAAATGAGCTGAATTTTTTATAGTATGATAGCCGCGATCGGATAATGATTCATGATATTTTTTTGTACGAAATCCGCTTGTTATTCTAAATGGAAAACCACATCTTTTCCTTAATTCATCAATAAATAAAAGAAATTCTTTATCCATGTTTTTCCCAGAAGCCTTAACATCTGGAGAAGCGAATTCTGAAATTTTGAAATATTTCATGCGTTAAATATACAAATTATAATTATTAAATAAAAGATTCATTTGTGAGTTCTTAACAAACTATTGTTTAAGAGTTTTCACAATCTTAAGAATAGCAAGAGTTATTGCCAAGAAAATGGAAATTGTTGTCAATATTTCGTTTGCATTTGCAAGCGTTAAACCACCAGCAAAAATGTTTGCCAATGCTACTTCTGTTAAATCTTTAGTTGTATCTTTCATTTTTATATCCATTTTAATTTTGTGTTAATGCAACAGATCCCCCATAAACTCTTTGTGAAGTTTGCGTTACTTTTACTAATATTAACAAATAATTTGTTGTAGTTGCTGCAGTTGATGTAATAGTTATAGGGCTTCCATTTGCTGTTCCAGTTCCTATTGCTGAGCCAATACCATTTGCAGCAATTGAAACTTCATAAATTTCAACTGTTCTTGCAGCGCTTGAACTATAAATTGTTACTGCTGTTGCTGTTGTTCCATAAGGAATATTTACTGTTGCAATCATCTCTTGAGATGTTGCTCCAACAACTAATCCAGTATTTGTTCCATCTTTAAATTCTAAAGCTTCATTTGATCCATCATCATTTATAACAAAATCTCTTGGAAGTATTTTCACATATGTTGGATCAACTCCAATAATGCTATAAATTGAACTTTCATAATGTATCGGCCCTATATCAGTATCATCAACTGGCATTCCCGCAATTGTTCCTTCTGTTTTTCTTTGATATTGAACGAAAAGGTTTTCTTTGCTAATTTCAACTTTATCTCCAATTTGTATTGGAATAGAAGGAGTTATTGAATCCACTCTTATTGAAGTTTGAGCAGCTGCTTGATTTGTGCTAACTGTAAATTCAACACCTGAAACAATAAATTTATCTCCATCTTTTAATGCAATTGATGTTGATGTTACTGAAATTATTGTTATTGCAGTTGAATCATCATAATCAGCTGTTAAAACTCCAACTATAAATGAATTAGATAATTCTTGATTATTTATTTGCTTTATTGGATTTACTCTTGTTATCATCCTTGGCTTCTTGTTGATTTAATACCCGTTGTTACTGTTGTTGGAACTGCATATTTAATTTCAACCATATTTAAATTCCATTCATCCATTGACATATTAAAAGTTCCTCTCATTAAAATAAATTCTTTTCCATCAGAATCTTCAACTTTAGATAATGGATTTAAAAATTTAAGTTTTGTTGTTCCACTATAATATTTGTCCGTTTCACTTAAAGCAGAAGATGAACTTAATGTTAAAATAGATTGGCTTTGATTGTATAAAATATTTGTACTTAATAAATCAATTATTTTTTTATTATAAGTTAATACAGAATAATCAAATTGAGATGTTCCTGAATTCCAAGCATAAATTCCTTGAGCCCATTTTCCTGCTTCATCAACAAAAACCCAACTTGATCCATTATAAACTTGTATTGTTGTAAATGTGTTTGCTCCCGTTCCATCCCCAAATTTTAATTCTCCAATATTATAAACAAAAGTATCTGATGAATCTTGAGTTGTTACAGTTTCAGTTGAAGCTGTTCCAAAATTTGAACTTCCTGAAATTATTGGAACAAATTGGCTGATGTATTGCGGACTCATGTTTAAATCAACAGAATCCAAATAATCAAAAGAATATTTTGTTGGAACTTTCTTTTTTCCAACTGCTGTTCCATCTTCATTCAATCCGCCTGAACTTGGGCTTACTTGTATAATTCTCCCATGTGAATAAAGTGCAGTTTCTCCTTGAGATTCAACTTGATTTGTATCAGTAGGATCGAACCCCGTAAAGGTATAAAATTGAAAATCCCATTCTCCATCAAAAGCAGCATCTGTTGGAATTAAATTTGAAGTTGTGTTTGTTGTTGAAGTTGTTGTTGAATTCCAAACTTCAATTGTAATTGGAGCGCTAATTCCTGTATTTGCTGGAACCCAAATATTATCTCTTATATATTGTTGATTATTTGATAACGGATATTCTCCAACTGCACTCATCCATCTTAATTCTGCATAAGTTGCAGCTTGATGTTTGTACATTGTCATATTATCAGCATCCCCCCAAGCAGAATCTTTTGGCTTTGCTCTAATTGTCCATAAAGTTTCCATTTTCAAATCTGCTGTTGATGTGTTTGAAAAGTCGCAATATATTTTACAAACAAAACCTTGCAAATCTTTTGCATTTGTTAATTGCATGGTTTGTTCCACTCCATTAAGATTCGGATTTTGTTTATATTCAAAATAACCCCCTGAAGTTGGCCAAGTTGTTGGAGATATACTTCCAGTGTTATGAGTTAAAAATAAAGGAAAGCCATTAAACACATTCGGCCCTGCATTTTCAATATAAGTTCCTTTAGTTTTTTTAATAGCTGGCAAAGCTTGATAACTTGAGCCGCTTAATTTCTGAAGCCCAGCACCAACATTTGTTGCATTTTCAAAAACCATTTTATATAATGAAAAATTTTCATTTCCTAAATAATTTCTATCAGCTCTTATTCCTCCAGTATAAAAATATTCTCTTGTTGGGATATTTATTGGAGGATTAAATGGAACTACACCTGCTTCATCAGTGTTATATTCATTAACTTGAATGAAATGAAATTGATTTTCCCAATATATTAAACGCATTCCAAAATTGGTGCAAATATCTTTTAATACATCATAACAATTAGGAACATTCATAAAACCATTTTCATCTTGAGAATAAAAAGGACGCATTGAAATTTTCATGAGTGCTAAAGGATCTGTTCCTGCCGCTGGAGTCATCTCTTCATTCCACCAATTAAAAGCAGTTTGAATTGTGTAATTTTCAAGCTCTCCACCAGTATCATCTGAAGCTAATAATTGCCCAGTATTATCTAATAATAATTTTAACCATGAGCTTGAGTTTCCAATAATTTGTTGAAAACCTGCATTATCCCATGTATCATCTTTTACATAAGGAAATGTTGGAACAGCGCTTGTTGTTGAATTTGTTTCTCTTATAAAAGGAATTTCTTTTAATGTTGCTAATCCATCTATTGCTTTTAAAGTAGTTTCATAAGGAAATGAAACATCCTCTCTTGTTTCCAAATCCATTATTAAATATCCACTCCAAAGATAACTTCCAGATGTTCCAACTCTTATTGTTATCCAAACATCTTTCTCTTGTTTTGATGTTCTAATTCCATTTATGAAATTTTGCATTGTTAAATCTTCAACCATAACTGGAAAATTTAAACTTGATGTAATTATTGGGGAATTTTTATCATCAACAGTTTCACTTTCATAACTTATTTCAGCACCGCTTTGCCCCAATGTCCAAGTTTCTGAAGCTCCTGTTCCATTCCACCACAATGTTGCTGTGTAAGTAGTTCCATTAGAACTCTTTATTGTAGTGTTTGCATATTCATTTAAACCATAAGCCGCTCTTGCCATTATACTGTTCTATTTCTGTTAAATTTTGTTCTTGCGTTTGAAAGAAAAATGTCATTTCCTGCTAATTTCCCCTCAACAACTATGTTTTGATTTCCCGTTCCAATCATTGATTTTAATTTATCTAATGGAGCAACTACTTCAGGATTTCCAGCATTTGTTCCAGCCCCCTCTCCAATCAATCCTAATGTTGGCCCTGTTACTAATCCCCCCTCTGCAAATTGTGGAATCAATGAATTGAAAGCTGTTCTTGCTAATCCCGCAGCCGCTCCTGCTACAACTGGAATTGCCCAAACAGGAAGAAATGAATCTTTTAAAGCGTTTGCAATTGCAGCAGCAATTCCTTGTGAAATTAACCCCCCAATAACATCTCTTAAAACTCCCAATACCGATTTCCCAAACTCTTCAAATGTTTCTGCTCCCTGTGCTAAATTATCTCCTAATTTATTAACCATTGATTCCAATCCAGATTCCAGCTCTGGCAAAGTTGTACCAAAAAAATCTGCAATCTCCCCTCCAAAAAATCCAAAAACTTCCCGATATTTATTTACTGGCTCTATATCAAAAACTTCTTCTAATGGAATGGCTGTTGCAAGCTCCATATTATAATCTTTCAGTTCTAATTTTAAATCTTTTGTTGCATGAGTAATTGCTTCAATTGATTTTACTTTTCTATTACTTGGCCCATTATCTCCATCATCATCATCATCAATATCTGGAGCAATATCTCCTGCATCTCCATCCCCATGATCAACTTTTAATACTATTGGAGTTTCTGTTGTTTCAGTTAATTCTGCTATTGTATTTGCGAGTTCATCTGAAAGTTTTGTTAATTCAGTAATTTCTCTTGTATCAATATTTTCTTGAACATTCTTTTTAAAATTTGCAAATGTTCCAGTAGTAGCATCAAAAATTTTCACTATGCCTGCTAATGGGCCCGCTACTGTTTGTGTTAATAAATCTACTCCAAGACTTGTTGTTATATCAACATTTCCTGTTTCTTCAAGATCTACAATCGTTCTTTGAATCTCTTCAAGTTTATCTTGATATGCAGCAACTCTTGCAACATTTATTAAACTTTCTTTTAATTTGTCTGTTGATTGTTTAAGCATGTCAGAGCTGAATGTTGCTTCATCAATTTCATCATAATAGCCGGGATAAGTTGCTTTTAATTCATTCAATGCTTTTTTCTTATCTTTAAGAGATGTTGTTTCAGATTCAATTGCTCCAGTTAATAATTTAATATTTACTAAATCACCAGAGATAGATTTTTTTGCATCATGATTTAAATCTTTTAATTCTTTTTGAACATCAACTTGAAATGTAAATGCTTTTACAAGTTTATAAATTCCTGCTACAAGAACAGCAACACCCGCAGCAACTGCAACAAAAGGATTTGCTAACATGAATGCATTTACTGCAGCTATAGCAATTTTAAATTGTCCGTATATAAGAATTGCTTTTCCAACTATTAAAAGAACTGGCCCAATTGCCGCAAGAACTAATCCCCATTTTACAATATTATCTTTTTGGGTAGAACTTAATGAATCAAATTTATCCATCATATTCGTAATACCTTTAACAAATTTTATTATAAATGGCATTAACCTTTCTCCAAGTTGTTCAGTCAAATCTCCAAGTTGATTTTTCATTTGAATCAATGGCCCAGCTCCAACCAAACTCATTGCTTCTGCTTGCCCTCCAAATTTATCCGTTAATTGTGAAACAGCTGTATCTAATCTTTCACTTGATCCAACTGCTCCTGTTATTTCAATTCCATATCTTGAAAGTGCATTTGTAGAACTCCCCATTGATTTTGCAACCAAATCAGAAGCTGTAACCAAATCCATTCCTTTAGCAGCAGCAAAATCTTGAATCAATGGAATCAATTTAACAATTTCTTCTTCCGTTAATCCCATCATTGCAAGCATTGATTGAGCTGCAATGGTTTGTTCATCCCCAAATAAAGTTGATTTTTGAAGTTCTTTGGCTTGTTGAATTAGTCTTGATTGAACTTCAACTTGCCCATTTAAAGCAACTAAAAGTTTCTGTTCTGCAACTGCTTGATCATTGAATGCTTTAACCGAAACCACTCCAAGCGCAGCAATCGGAAGTGTTAAATTTGTGGTTAAAGAACTTCCTATTTTTTTAACATTATTTCCAAATTTTTTAAGTTTCTTTTGGGATTTTTTCATTGCCCTATCAAAACCATCTAAATTTGCCCCAAAATTGAATGTGAGTAGACCGACGCTTTTATTTGCCATTTTCTTCCATTTTTTTAATGTATTCTGCTCTCTCTTTTAATTTTTTAAAATCAATATCTTTTTTCTTTTCATCCCATTCAAATTCAATCAATTCAGTTGGTTTGATTGTTTTGTGTTTTGGAAGTTGGATGTTTAACAATAAACAAGTGCTCCATCTTGTTCTTTCCCAATCATTTCTTTGCCTCAAGTTTTCCAATTCATAAAATCCATCAACCTTGTTCCAAAATTCTCTTGGCAACATATCATAAAATTCATCAACTCCCATTCCTAATTGCCCAAATGCAAGTTTTTCAATATTTTGCCAAGTTAGCTCTTCTTTTTTGCTCTCTTGGCTTTTGGCTTTCCCTCATTTCCTGAACTCATTGATCTTGATAAAATTTCAAATGCTTGTTCCATACATTCCATATTTCCATCAAATAAATCTGTTACTTCATCAATGCTCATTTTAAAATCTTGTTTTGCCGCTCTGTAACCATCCTCAATTCCGCAATATATCAATGTAAATGCGTCATTAAAAGTTAATTTTCCGTTTCCAAGTTTATCAAGATCTGCCATTGTTGATCCTGTTTTTAAACTGTATTTTCTTAATGCATTAAATCCAAATCTAACTGGAAGTTTTGTTTCTCCTATTTCTAAAATTTCGTATTTCATTTTCTTTCTTTTCTCTTTTCTGTAATTAAAAAAAACCAACCGCCGCACCCAGAAAAGAAAAACGCAGCGGCTGGCTCATAATCAATTAACTATGCAATTGTTTGTGTTAATGCTCCTGATCCTGTCATTGAAACACTATAAGTTGAAGTATCTTCTAAAGGAGCAGTTAAAGATAAACTTGTTATCCATGCTGTTCCTGTATATTTAGTATCTTCTGTTGCTGATGTTGTAACTCCAAATGTTACTGTAAAACTTGTTCTTGTAGCCATATAAGTTGTGAATAATTCGCTTAAAGTTAAACCTGTAATTGCTGATCCATCTGGTTGAAGCCATGCATATAATGCATCACATGAAAGATCCCAGTTTCTCATTCCTTCCATGTTTTCCTCCCATCCTCCACATTCTTTTGAAGATGTTGATCTTAATGAATGATTTATGTTGATTGAACAGTTTGTTGAGTATGCAACTAATGTTCCAGCAACATAAACTTGAAGATCTGTTCCGTTTAATTGTCCGTTTGCCATTGTTTTTTATTTTATAAATTTATAATTCTATTTGTTTTGATTCATCCTTTGAATCTTTTTTCTTTGATTTTTTTTCTTTTTTATCATATCCGTTTTCAGAAAGCCAATTCCACATTTCTTCTGTAACTTGTAAAACTTGCCCAGCTTTCAAAATTTTCCCGTTTCTGTTATAATCTTTTTTTAATTTAAAGTCCATTTTTTTATGTATTTATTATTCTAATTTTAAAGTCTAAAGATTTTCTGTAAATCCCATCGCTTCCACTCATATCATCAAATGCATCATTATAACCTTCAAAAACGATTGTGTTAATTACAACTCCAGAATTTGTTCCTGTGTATCTATCTAATGCAGTTCTAATTGATCCACCAATTTGAGTTGCTGTTGAATAAGAATCTGAATAAGCTGAAACCATAATATTTGTAATATCAAGATTTGCAACTCCATCCTTAGTATCTTCTGGAGAATCACTTTGCACATCATAAATTATAAATGGGAATGATTTACTTTGAGTTGCTACATTAGGAAAAATTCTATTATCAACTTTAGCTGCTATAGCTACATCTTCACTCAAAATATTGTATATTGCTTTTCCTATATCCATTTTAATATCCTAATTTTCCATATTTCTGAATTCTCTTTTCATGTGTTTTTACTGCTCTTGCAAATATTATTTCCGCATCTTTCATTCCGTTTGCCAACACAATATCTTTTTTTGCACTAAATGCATTTTTCATAAATGGATTTGCTTTTCCTTTAAATTTTCCATAATGCATAACTTCATTTCCATATTCAATCCAAGCGCCAAAATATCCACCTTTATTTTTTTTGAAAACACCTTTAACTCTTGGCCCTACATAACCACCATGAACTTTTTTTGAAGATTTTGTTCTAAAAAAACCTAATGATTTTTTTAATGTTCCTGGCTTAATCATTAAACTTTTATCTGGTGGATAAGGAATATCTTTTGAATGTGTTGGAGCATTTGATTTCGCTCCATCAACTAATGGTTTTGAATTTTTCCTCCAAAATTTTGCCCAAATTTTATCCTGATCCATTTGTTTTGGCAATTGCATAAACATTTGATTGATTTCTTTCAATCCTTTTAACTCAACCGAAACACCATTTTCTGCCATTATTCTTTCTCTTTTGTTTCTATTTCCAAAAATCTTTCTCTTCCATCAATTTCTTTTACGCCATTTACAAAATAATATTTTGAATCATATAAAATTCTCATATCTGGATCAATTGTAATATCTAAATTTCTAATGTAAAAAACTATATCAGAAACTTGAACTCTTTGATTTGATTCTTCCTTTTCTGAACTTCTTTTCCAATCTACTTTTGCCCAAACTGTTTTAAACAAAGAATAACTTTTAATACTTTCTCCATAATCATTGATAGTATTTGTAACCTGATCAATTCTTATTCTCCTATCAAGTTCGCCAGCAATTAACATACTTGAATTTTATATTGATCCAATAAAAATTTTGATGTTTGCGGAACTTCTGTTGCTGTTCTTCCTGTAATAACTGATTCTCTATTTCCGTACCAATTCCCAATTGTTAAAAGAATAGCTTGTTTAATTCCATCAGGAACATCTGAAGCAGCATTTCCATATCCAACTTTGTATCTAACCTCAACAGCGTTAATTCTGTTTGCTAATGTTGGAAATGATTGATTTACATCCAATGCAATTCTTGCTGGCTCTGATTCAATATCCTTTAAATAAATTGAAGAACTTAAAGTTTGATATGTGTTTGTTGAATCATAATATTTTATAACAACAATTTCTGAAACGGGAGATTTGTATAATTGAACAGCATCATCCCAATAATCACAATATTGTTTTACTTCAGTTTCAATGAAATATTGATTTGTGTATATTTCGCAACTTTGAGTTGCAGCAACAATTAAATTTGTTATCAATGTATCATCCTCAGTTGTATCAACTTTTAAATGATTTTTTGCTTCCGTTAAAGAAACTGGATAAGATGTTGCTGCTGTTAAAACTGAAAGTGCTCTTTTCATTATTTATTTTTAAAAAAGGAGCGAGCCGAAACCCGCTCCAATAATATTAAAGTAAAATTATGCTTCTATTAAATTAACAAATGCTGATCCGTTTTGACACGCATCCCCATCAACTAAAGAAGTAACAATCATTCTTGGCTCTCCAGTTGCTCCACCAGTATAAGGATCAAATAATATATCTAATCCACCAAATTGAGCAATATGTACTTTAGAGAAATCTCCAAACAATGCATGCCCTTTTGAAGCAGTTCCAGAAGATGCAACATTTCCAGAAACGAATCCAAAGTAACCATTTAATCTTTTATCAAAATTATCCCATATTGGAGAAACAGAAGAAACTTGAGCTAATCCTTTTACAGTTTTATAAGCATCAGTATCTAATAAATATGCCATTCTTGCACCCTCTAATTGAACACCAGCTTCAAGAACTGTTGCTTCCATATCTAACCAATCAGAAGCAGTTACAGTTGTTGGCCCAGTTGCAGCATCTGCAAAAATAGATGCAGGAGCATTTGTTTCATCAGCTGTATTTAATAAAGCCCCCTCTAAAGTTGAAGCAATGTTTTGCGCCATGTTTCTTTGAAGTGCAGCTTCTAAAGAAGGATTTTGGATTAAAGATTCATTTGAAACATTAACAACAGAAATCAATTTCTTTGGAGTTAAAGTTATAGATGAAGCAGTTCCAGTTGCAGTTGAAGCAGATCCTCCAGCTTCAGGAACGAAATAAGAATTTACACCAGAAACAACTGGGAATTTCATATTATTGATTCCACTGTAAAAATTTGCTCCTGCTGATGCAAGAACTAAATTTGCTTCAAGTTGATCTGTAAAACTCATTGTTTCAGTTGCATTAACAGCAGAAGTTCCAACAGCAGCTCTTGATTCTAAAATTGAAGAAGGAATTCCGATTCCTTTAAAATTTTGTCCTGTATATCTTGATTCGTTTCTTGCTTCCTGATCCATTTCTTTAACTACTCCAGAAAGTGTTCCAGTGTAAGCTTGACGCATTGCTTCTTGAAATGTGAATTTTTCAAGATCTTTGTCTTTCTTTGGCTCAACAATATTTCCTGAAACTTTTGCAGCATCTCTTAAAGATTTTTCAACCTTTTCAGCTCTTGTAATTTTTACATCAACACCATCAATTTCTTTTAAAATTGAATCCATTTCTGTATTTTCATCAGTATTTAAATCTCTTTCTTCAGCAGTTGCAGTTTCTTTTATTACTTCCAACTTACCAACTAAATCAGATCTAAATTCTTTTAATTCTTTTGAATTTTTCATCTTTTTTTTATTTGTTTTTATTATTACTATTTTCTTTTAGCTATTTCAATCTTTAGTTTTGCTAATGATCGCATAACCAAATCTTTTTCTTCTTTTTCGTTTTCTTTTTGTTCTTTATATTTTGCCAAACTTCTTTGAGCAACAACCAAATCGCTCTCAGCTTGAGAATAAGCTGGATAAACAACGGGAGAAATGTCATAAAGTCTTTCAATTTTTGTTATTGTTCTTATATCATTCCCGTTTTCATCAGTGCTCCATTCATCATCTCCAACAATAAAAGCAAAACTTGATTGTGAAATGTTTCCGTTTTTCATGTTAATTGCCAAATCTTTTCCATAAGAAGTTTCAGGAATATCAAATTCATATCTTAAACCCTTTTCATCAACATCAAGTTTTAATGTTCCACTTGTTGAACGAGCAAGAACAAGATTTTGATCATGGTTAATTAA